TCTACTGTTCCACTTAATGATAAAGACGTAATGTTTGCTAATCCTGTAAGAATGGTATATCCTAATAAACCACTACCAGTTCCATTATCGTTATCAATAGAAAACTTAACTGTGATTGGAGTCTTGTCTAAAACTAATTGTAATAAGTAAGCATAGTTATAGTTGTCGCTTAGTGATACAAAACCATCACAAGTTACTGACCATGTAATGACATCATTTTTATATTCTCTAAACCATGCTGAAGTTTGACTTGTTACTTCTACTTGATCTACATTAGTTTCAAAAGTACAGTGAGTAGCAGCTCCGAAAGGAACAGCTATACTTGTAGCTGGGTTAAAGTAGTAAAGCACTATGTTCGTTCCATTAATTACTGATGCCATTTATTATATTATATTAAAGTATTATAAAACAGTTCGTAGGTATTTGTTGCTGTAACATTTGTATCTGATATTTTCAGCAATGTAGCTTGTATACTATCATCAACATAATTTATTGTTGCATTACCTAACATATATGAATTGTCTGCTATATTAATTTGTGCTGGATCGGTATCTGTTGCTTTCAACATTTTTGATGCATTCATATACCCATTAGCTGTATCAAAACTAGCTAATTGACAATCTAAATTAATTATATTAACTCCTAATACATTCATGTATTGTTTCATTAATAGCTCAATTAAACTAGCATATGTACCTGCTTTCCCATATTGATACCAAGTACTAAATGCTGCACCAGAACTATTCATAAATACGCCAGTTTCTACAGGATATGTACCTGAAGCAGAATAAACACCATAAGGTATTTCTATCTCTTTTGCATATTCGCTGTTTGCACCTTGTGAAATGTTATAATTAACTTGGCTCAAAAGTGGTATAACTTCAAGCTTAAAGTCTCCTACTTGTATAAATTCACAAGTTCCAGTTTCTACTGCAATCGCAAAAGCTATTTGACCAGGTATTGGAATTACACTAGTCTCAAAAGTAAATGTATTAATTTGACTACCAGATGTTCCTGTGTAAGCTGGTATGGAATAGTAATCTCCTACAGTTGTACTCCATGCTGTGCCATCCCAAACATAATAAGAGGCACCAGCACTTACGCTTAAATATACATTACCACGATACCCACTTAAAGATTGACTAAAATATGTCCAACTAACCTTTAATTTACTTGCAGCACCTATATATGGACCAGCAGCAGGATTTAAACCAACAACTGGTTGTAATTGTAAAGTTGCACTTGAACTAAGTCCTCTGTTAAGAGTCATTGTTGCTGTGCTATCTGTAGTATTATTTATATATGTTGTAGAACCTGCTCCTGTATAACTAGCATTCCAATTCTCAGGTTGAACACTTGATCCAACTTGCAATGGTCTTAAATTACCATTAGAAAAGAAATTATTAGCAGTTTCTATTTTTTTATTATAAAATATCTTAGAAAAACCCTTTTTTAGTAACTTAAACTGATTATTATTAATAAAATAAACACCACTTGTATTACCACTATAAGCTTGTATTGTGCTAAGTCTATTTAATGTTGAAGGTGTACTAACGACTGTACCGCTATAAGTATATTCTGTAAAGTTAATAGTTGTATTAGCAAAAGTGTTAATTGATACAATCCACCATTTCCCACCTGCCATAAACACTCTACATCCAAAAGATTTAGCTAAATTTCTTATTATTTCTAAACATGATATATAAGTACCATCTTCATTAATAAATGTTCTATAAGGCAAATAAGCCTGATTAAATGGATCTGCAGTAGCACTTGTGCCTCTATCTGTCATTCCAGTTCCATAGAAATTACAGCTAGTTACTATATTTGGAGTTGTTGGTAATGTTAAACTATTTAAACAAGTCCTAAAATAATATAATATTGTATTTGTCGTATTAGTATTAGTTCTATTGCTAATAGGCAATGGTATATCTTCTAACATACCTAATCCATCAACACAGTTAAAATATAATAACTTTCTACCTGTAGAAAATGATATTTGAATATTATCACTAATAACCCAACCAGTCCATTCTAAGTCAGCATCAATATAAAGCTTTGCAAAATACTTCCTGTCATCTAAAGTAACAAAATTTGGCATTACACTTAAACTTTCTACCCAAGATGTTCCATTATAATATTCTGTAATATCTATTGATGCGTTTAATTGGCTAGAATAAATAGATTCAAAAGGATCATCTGATTGTGGCAAATATTCTAATCCAATATTAACTCCCATATACTCATAAACAGTTCCAGTATATCCTTCTTCTAAAAGATATAAATATACTGTCTTGTCTGCTCTTGTAGCGTATGTTATTTTATATTTATTTCCGTATGCCATTATACTCCTCTTCTAAGGTTTAATGAATTTTCACTTCTATTTAATGCCAAAACTAAATCATTACCTCTTAATACAAAAGAACCACCATCATTACTAGGTAAACTTGATTGTATATTGTTTATCGCATTAGTGCCTGTAGAAGCATCTACTGCACCTGCTGCATTTGCTCCGCCACCAATAAGACCGCCTAACCCCATTCCTTGACCTATTAAGCCTCCTAAAACCTTATTAAATCCTCCTGCAGCAGCTAGTTTGCCTGGAAACAATATTGACATTAAAATTACCGCAGCTAAAGCTAAAGCAACTACTTTTGCTAATTGTTTTAATAAGCCTTGAAATGCATTAGTTAGAACTTCTCCTAAACTCATACCTTTTTCTATTAACATATCAAATGAAGGTCCTAACGCATTCATTAAACCATTACCAATTTGTAATAATGATTTATAAGCCTCTTCAGCTATTGATTTATTTATTTGACCAATTTTCTTAGTATTGTCTGCAATTCTTTTTACATAATCATCATAAGTAATAGCACCAATCATTAATCCTGCTGTTAAATCAGCATTCTTTTGCATAAGAATCTCTTTTTGAGCATTCCTATCATTTTCGGCAAAATCTAAAAGATTATTATAATATTGGTCTATATCAGATAATTGATCCTTATATCTTTGTTTAGTTATTTGATTTAACTCTTTATTATCACTAATTTGCTTATTAGTAATTTTTTCATTTAAATCATATATTTTTTTATAAATATCTGCAGTTTTATCATACCATTCAACTGTTGATATTAAATTATTTAATAATAAATCGTCATATGTGGCTTGTTGACTTTGTAATATTTTTTTCTGAGCTTCATCGTCTTTTGTAGCAAAATCCAATTTAGAGTTATAATATTGATCTACCGCCTTAGTCAAATCAAAATATTGTATTTTCTCTTCTTTTATTTTGTCTTTTTCAGTTAAATCTCCAAATGTTCCAAAATTTAATCCCTTAGCTGCTTCTTTTGCTAATTTCTTAAATTCTTCATAAGCACTTTTAGCTGCTTCTATATTTTTATCAGTATCTTTTAAATACTGCTGTTGATTTTTTTGTCCTTTTTTAGCTAGATTTTGAGAAAATCCTAACAAAGCATCAGATAAATTTCCAAATACATTAAACTGTGCACTAGCGAATGCTTCAATATCTGTAATAAATTCTTCAGGCTTCTTAAATGAAGCTATCATTTTATTAGCAGACTCTTCGGCAACTTTAGCTGCTGCCGCATTAGCTGAGTTTAATAAAAATATATAGTTTACATATTTATCACCTTGATTAATCAAGGAATCTTGTACTTGCTTAAATGTATTTAATTTACCTATTGATTTACCAATAGATTCGTTATATTCATCAACTACTCTTTTCTCTTTATCCTTATCTCCAGCAGCTTCCTTAGATAATTCTGTTAATTCTTTTACCTTAACACTTGCATCAATATAAGATTGTTTAGCTGCTTCTAATGATTCATTATAAGCTTTTTGTTTTCTCTCGCCATCACTTACCGTATTAAATAATTTAGCAATATCTTTTTCAAATATTGTTATTAATGCAATAATTGCAGAAATAGCTAAGTATATAGGACCTGTAACAGCAGCAAATGATCCTGCTAAAGCTGGCAAGTTATTCTGAATACCTCTAAAACCAAATGGTAAGTCTTGTACTACTAATGCAATATTTGTCCAATCTCTGTTGCTTTTCTTTATACTACCTCCTACCGCATTAGCAGCTGAACTAGCTCCAATCATTGCGTTATCTAATCTATTGAATGCATCAACTCCAGGATTTACTCCATTTGCTATTAATGCTGTTAATGTATTAGAATATCTTTTAGCAGCAGCTGCGGCTTCATCAGAATTTGCACCAAATCTTTTAATTGTTGCTTCAAGATTTTTAAAGCTTTCTTGAATTTTCTTAGATATTTTATCAAATTCTTTATCTGTACCATTAAACTGCCCAATCATGTCATAAAGTGCTTGTTGCACTCCAGATATGTCTAGATTAAGTTTTAATTCTACTTGATTGTCGCTATTTGCCATTACCAATTGGTTTTACATTATTATACTTCTGAAGAACCTCATTTAATTCTTCTTGGCTCATTACTTTTTGTTTCACAAAGTTACGATTATCGCAGTCAAGTTCTAAAAGGTCTTTAGGCTTAACTTTCTTGCCTTTTGGTAATTGAATATTTACCAATATTGTAGTTTGCCATCTTGTTCTAATCCACTCTTGTTCTTCTTTATGTCTATGTCCATACCAAACAAAATCTAACTCAGCCATCGTCATATCCCAAAACAAATGGGGAAGCACTTGGCACTCCCCCATTGTATATCTTTCAATATCAATCCACTCTAATTTTTTTTTAC